TCGACGGCTACTGGCAGAGCGAAAAGTATTTCAAGGACTACCGGCGCCAGATTCTGAACGCTTTTAGTTTCAGCTGGATTCCGTTGCTCGGAACGGTATCAGTGCACGTGCGGCGTGGAGACTACTTGACCGTCAAGCGTGGAGCCATGTTCAAGCACCCTCCGGTAACGAAGGAGTGGTATGAGCGGGCAATGGAACAGTTTCCTGGCGCTGAGTTTCTTTTCTTCTCTGACGATATCGAGTGGTGCAAGACTACGTTTGGCGCTCGTTCAGATTGCCGGTTCTCGGAGGGATTGGACGAAGAAAGCGACTTGGAAAAGATGTCTGGTTGCGAGCACCATATTTGCTCTGCCAGCACGTTCAGTTGGTGGGGAGCGTGGCTGAACCAGAACGTGGAGAAGAGAATCATTATGCCAGCTCACTGGATAACTCCCGGCTGGGCGAATTTAGATACGAGCGACATCGTGCCGCCCGAGTGGGAAAGACTTGATTGATGCCAATCCCTCGTCCCAAACACTTCTTGAGCGAATACCGCAACCAGGTCTTTATCGAGACGGGGAGCCATCGCGGCAATGGAATTCAAGCAGCGCTAGACGCCGGGTTTAAGTGCATCTACTCGGTAGAGCTCAACCCCTTTGACTATGGTTGGTGCTGTTGTCGGTTTGAGAAATTTGGGACTAAGGTCCATATTTACAATACAGATTCTCGCCAGTTCTTGCGCGAATTGCTTCCACAAGTAACGACCCGCTGCACGTTCTGGCTCGACGCTCACGCTTGCGGCTCTGGTAGCGGAGATATGGAAGATTGTCCCTTGATAGAAGAGCTGCTGCTTATCAGTATGCACGAAATCAAAGACCATACGATACTGATTGATGACGTGCGCTTGTTCGGTGGAGAGCTCCCCGCGCTGGACGAAGTAAAGATGGCTCTGGCTAGAATCAATCCAGACTTTGAAATCTCTTTCGTCAACTCTTCTGAATATATTGGTGATATTCTCGTCGCTCGCTTGCCTGCTTTATGAACTTAATCGAAGAAAGCTGTATTCGGTTCGTCAACCTCGATAGCCGTTGGGACCGCTTGGACTTGATGACTAAAGCTTGCGACGAAGCTCATATCCCCGCTACTCGCGTGCGCGGGATGCTCCCTAGCGAATACAAAGGCAACTCTAAGCGAGTAGAAGTTATGCAGAACCGGACTCCTGGAGCGATAGGGTGCTGGTTTTCTCAAGTCAAAATCATGCAAGAAGCGCTCAAGCAAAAGAAGCACGCTTGGGTAATGGAAGACGATTTGATATTCTGCAAAGACTTCCACTTGCGGTTGCATTATATGGAGCAGTTCTTAGCGAAGTGCAATTGGTGGGACATCTTGTGGCTGGGTGCCACTTTCCACGTCAATCCTCCATACTGGCACAAGAAAGATTTGGGTCGGGACGCAGAGACTACGGACGACCCGCGGATGATGCGGACTTACGGCGCTTTCTGCACCTACGCTTACGTCGTGCGCGACCGGAGTATTGAGCGAGTATTGCACTTGCTGGACGAGTGGCTGGACTTGAGTATGGGAATAGACTGGGCAATGATTCAAATCCAACCGCAGCTGCAAACTTTCGCTTTCGTCCCCGGTAGCGTTATTCAACGAGACAACAAGTCGGATATCGGCAAGGGGATGACTATCTTCTCTGGCTTTAGCAAGCTCGGCCCATATTGGTTCGCGCAACGTATGGAAGACTTTGACCCGACGAAATTTGAATGGCACGAAGCAAACCAAAACAAAGGAAAATTATGAATCCAAGTCCTAGTCCAAACCCTAGTCCTAGTCTCAAACCGGACGCCGGCCGGCAGTTAGCCGAGCTGCAAAACCAAATCAACGAGATGACGATGCTGACGCTCGACGTATCGCGGGTATTAAAACTGCCCGGCGACAAACACCTTCGGGAACTGCCGGAGCATGCGCGAAAAGTAATTGCCATGCTGACTCCAGAAAAAGTGGCGCAGCTGGACAAAGCGATGGCCGAGCGGGGAGCGTGAACCAGACGGCTATCTTATTATCCGGCCGGCTGGGGAGTTGGCGTAATTCGCTCCCCTCTTTGCGCGACAACTTAGCCCGGCCGAGTGAAGCGGACGTCTTTATTGTGACGTCGTGGAAAAATATGCTTCGCAAGGCTCCGTCTACTCCGCTGGTTGTCTCTTCAGCCAACCGCTTAACCTGGCACGAGAAAGGCAGGACTATCGTGCGAGAGGAGCGTCTGGTTACCAGTTCGGAAGTAATGGAGATTGCCGAGTTGCTCGGGCCGGAAGTGCTCAAGCAGATATTGTTCGTCGAAGACCAGAGCTTGTCTGACCAACTGACTGTAGCGCTTAACCGGCGGAAGATGGCCGAAGCAATCAAGCTCTATCAGGCGGAGAATAGATTACGAAGACTGCCGCCGCCGTGTAGTGGGAACGACGTGCTGCCGGAAGACGCCGGGATTGGCTACGTAGTTGACCAGTATCACCGTGTGCGGACGTGCTACGAAGCCATGGAGCGGCACGAAGTCCAGCGGGGCGCTCGTTATGCTTACGTTATGCGAGCGCGGCCGGACTTCGTGGTAGACTGGTCTTGGGATATCCGGCGCTACATAGACGACTTGAATGCCCTATTTGTTTGCGGGAGCGTGCGCGGCAATATCTCATTTGACGAGATGGAATGGGCTGATGACTTTTGTTGGTTCTCTGGGCGGGAAGTAGCCGAGCGCTTGTTCCCTAATCTTAATCGGATGGGCTTGATTACGAACCGGAAGCACAATACTTACAATACTGCCCAAAAGAATGACTATGTTTTCGCTCCGGAGACTCAATTTTCTTTGCTCCTCTACGAGTTGGAGCTTCCAGTAAAGGGGTTGAAGATTATCCGTGAAGGTCAATATACTTCAGGTGGCGATGGCTATGACTATTTGAATTACCTTTTTGGCAACCGGACTGGTTTATGAGTATTCAATATCGACGTGACTTGTGGCAGCTAGTCAAGAACGTCCCCGGCGGTATCGCTGAGATTGGAGTAGCAGAGGGAAACTTTAGCCGGGAGATGCTCGACTGGCCGATTATTTTCTCCACGCTTTACTGCGTCGACCGTTGGGCTTGCGTGCCGACGCAGAAAGGAGATGCGTCTTGTCCGCAATCCTGGCACGATAGCAACTTCGCTCAAGCCAAGCAGAAAATGAAATCGGTACGGACAGCGGTCACTTTTCTTAAAGGGGATTCAGTGCAAGTGGCGATGCGGATTCCAGCTCGCTGCCTGCGGCTCGTTTACATCGACGCTGACCATTCTTACGAAGGCGTGATGAACGATATTCGAGCGTGGTATCCGAAGCTGGTTGAGAAAGGAGTAATGGCTTTCCACGACTACTTGAACCCGAGCTACGGAGTTCATCAAGCAGTGCTGGACTTTGCTAAGGAAAGATTTCTCGAGGTAAACACTTTGCCGGAAGACAAGCCGGAGGACGCCGGCGCGTGGTTCTACGCTCATTCTTATGCTGATACCGTTTGACTATTTGTGCAAAAAGTATTCGCTCCGCCCGCCCGGTGTTCTCCACTTAGGAGCAAATGAGGGACAGGAAGCTCCAGCCTATGCAGCTGCAGGAATCGAGCGGGTTATCTGGGTGGAAGCTCTTCCGCAAGTATTTGACGTCCTGAAGCAGAAAATCGCTCCTATACGCGGTTCCGTTGCGCTATTAGCGTGCCTAAGCGACGTAGACAATCAACAAGTAGACTTCCATGTGGCTTCTAATGATGGGCAAAGCTCTTCGTTCTTCGAGCTAGGGACGCACGCGCAAGCGCACCCTACGGTTCGCTACGTAAAGACGATTCGGATGGCGACGATTCGGGTTGATACTTTGCTCCGGCAAAACAAGCTGGAAGTAGGGCCCGGATGGTTGCTCAACATCGACTTGCAAGGAGCCGAGCTGCTGGCGCTAAAAGGAATGGGCGACTTGTTTTGGGAATTTGATTCGGCTTATATTGAAGTAAATGTGAAAGAGCTCTACATAGGGTGTCCGTTGCTAAAGGATATCGATGCATTCTTTTGGGAGAAGGGCTTTAGTCGGAAGGAAATCAAGATGACCGGCAGCGGCTGGGGCGATGCTTTTTACTTGCGGGTATGACCGAGGGGCAGATGATTAAGATTCCAGTGGCTCACCGGATAGACCCAGAGAAGGACGGCTTCGTATTGAACGAATTTATTTTGCAGTTCCGGCCGCGGCTGGTGTCAGTCCGGTGGTTCGATTATGTCAAGTCTCTTCCGCAAGGAGAAGGAGCGGCAAAATCAACCGCGCTGCTCGCGGCGCTGCGCGAAGCTGAACTATGAAAACCAAATTAAAAGTTGTGGACCCAGTTCCTCTCGGATTCGACGTAATCAATCGCGCCAAGCACTATAACGTCTCTCCTTCGGGGATTGAATGCATTGAAGTGGTCGAGCATATGAACTTTTGCTTAGGCAATGCGATGAAATATATCTGGAGGGCTGGAGAGAAAGGGGACGCGCTGCAGGACTTGCAGAAGGCCAGATACTATATTGACAGGGAAATTAAACGGATAACTAAAAACCACAACTCGCAATGATTACTCACCCCGAATTAGTAGCGAAGCTGACCAAGCCTGGAGAAGATATCTTGAACGAGCTGACCGCTTGGGACTGCAATGTTTGGCACATGTCGTCTTGTATTTGCAGCGAAGCCGGAGAACTGTTCGACGCGATTAAGCGCCCGGTTATCTACCGCAAGCCGCTCGACCGCGCTAACGTTATCGAAGAGCTCGGCGATTTGGAATTCTATATGGAAGGGCTCCGGCAAGCGATGGATATCTCGCGGCAAGAGACGCTGGACGCTAACATCCTCAAGCTCACCAAACGCTACAACGATTTGAAATACTCCGACAAGAAGGCAGCGGAGCGGGCTGACAAAGCACTGGCTGACGTTGGTGCTTTAGTAAAAGAAACAGAGTGGGACGCGGCAAGAGTAGACGCAACGCAACCCGCGCACGCTAGGAACCCTGTTCTTGTCGTTCATTACTTGCGAGCCGGACGAGCTCCTTGCGGAATCCAAGGCGTTCCAAAAGTCTGGCCGTCTGGCCACTTGTGGTCAGCGTATTGGGACGAAGTAGATTGCCCCGATTGCCTTAAGCACAAGCTAGAGATTCAAAAAGTAGCGGAGTCTCCTTCTCGTATGAAACGGCCCGATTCCAAGCACCACCACCGGGCGTGACCCTCACAACTATTACTCCCGTCTGGAACCGGCCGGACGCGCTGAAAGTATGGCTCAAAGCTATCCGGGCTGCCGCTCACCCCGAAGTAAACCACCTCATTTTCTTTATTGGTGAAGTAGCTCCGCGCAAAGAGCTAGACTTTACGGATTTGTGGACTGTTGACGTTATCGGAATCCATTTCAAAGAGGGACGTTCCATCGGCTATTACCACAACGAAGGAGCGAAGATGACCACGTCGGAGTGGATAATGAAGCTCGATATAGACACGCTTCCCAATCCCCGTTACTTCAAAGAGCTCTTGCCGATTCTCGTTTGGGCGGCTCCGCGGGAGTGGTTCAATGGCGGAATGCTTTACTTGAACCGCAAAGCTTCTGCTCTGCTGGATACAAAAGACCTTACCGAGCGCAACTATACGGAGATTATGGAGAACCCCGGCTTTTACTCGGCCAACTCCTACTTGCGCCCGGCCGGGACTAACTTTATCTGCCGGCGCCAGGAGTATCTGGACTTGGGCGGGTGTGATGAACGCTTTGCCGGCTACGGCTGGGAAGACTACCAGCAAATCTATATGCTGGAGCGCTATCAGCGTGGAGCTTGTCCGCTATCCGGCCGGTTGGATATTACGAACGTGACGTGGCGCTGCCGGGACGAGATTAGCCGAGTCAAAGCTTGGGAATTATTTCAGCGCAACAGGTGGCTCTGCTTGCTGCACCGCTGGCACGCTCGTTCCGTCGCTAACGCTTACCGCACGCACATGGACGCGAACCGTCGAGTATTGCTCGACTACATACAGAAGCGTGAAAAAGCTTAAAGTAGTTCAGATTAAGTGGGAGGACTCGTTTACCAGCCCTGGCTGGGATAGCCCGCAACGAGACGGCCGTCACTATATCCTCTCTGTGGGATTGCTCGTCTACGAAGGCAAACATTCGGTAACTATTTCCACTAGCGTTAGCCAGCGCCGGCGCTATATGGACCAGCTCACCATTCCGCGTAGTGCCATCAAAAAGATGAGGAAAATGGAATAGTTGACTTATGCATTGGGAGAGGATAGTCTCCGCAATGTGCTGAATAAAACCAGAAAGTCAAAGCTAGTCCGAAACGAGAACACTCCGGGTCACCTTCAAAGTTTCACTTGCAACCTGCTGCCGAATCAGTGCCGCTACGAGACGCTGGAAGGACGGGAGCACTTGGTTGTCCCCATGGTGATACTTACCGAGGGAGTGCACGCCGGAAGCGACGGGCCACTTTTATATCCGAAGGAAGAGCTTAGCAAGACGCCGGCAGCTTGGAATCACAAGCCAGTAGTCGTCTATCATCCCGAGCTCAACGGGCAAGGTATCTCTGCATGCGACCCCACGATTATCAACAATCGCAAAGTGGGCGTTATGCTCAATACTAAGTATGAAAAGGGGCGGCTGAAGTCGGAAGCGTGGATTGAAAAGTCCCGAGCCGATATAATCGACGAGCGGATAATGGCGGCGGTCAAAGCCAACGAGATGATGGAGCTGTCTACCGGCGTCTTTGTCGACGAAGACAAGACTCCCGGCAAGTGGCAAAAAGAAGACTACGTGGCGATTGCCCGCAACTATCGTCCGGACCACCTTGCTTTGCTGCCAGACAAAGTTGGCGCGTGCTCTATTGCCGATGGCGCTGGCTTCCTCCGGAACGAAGTCCACAAGGACGTCTCGCTCAACGAGTCTTCGTTCGGCAACATCTCTTCTACGCTTGGCGAGTTGCTGCGCGCCAGATTCTCTACTGCTTCCAAGTCCGGCGAAATCTCGGGGCCTTGGGTGCAGGACGTCTATTCGAATTTTTTTATCTTCTCCAAAGACGGGAAACTTTGGAGACTCGGCTATACTACCGACGACGATGGAGGTGTGTCGTTGGATAAAGGAGAGCCGACAGAAGTAAAAAGGGTCACTGAATACCGCAGCGTAGCAGGGGCCTTTGTCGGGAACCAAAACAAACAAGAAACGAAAACAGTTATGACTGAAGCAGAACAAAAGAAAGCACTCGTCGACGCCCTAATCGGCAACGCGGGTTGGGTAGAAGAGGACCGCGCCACGCTCCAGGCGCTTCCCCTAAAGTCTTTGGAGAAAATCAAGCTTCCGGCAAAAGAGACCATTGTCCCGATGCCTGCGGCAACTACAACGGGCGCGGCAACGATTCCAGCGGCGGCTCCTACGGGTAACACATCTCAGCCCACAACGGCCCCCACAAAGGAGCCGCCCGTTCCGGTAACGGCTGAAGAGTATATTCAGAATGCTCCCAAAGCATTGCGCGACGTGCTGACCAACAGCATGGCGCTCCACAACGAGGAGAAGCAACGGCTCGTGGATATCATTACTGCCAACAAGAACAATTCCTTTTCGAAGGAAGACTTGAACAACCGTCCGCTCGGCGAACTGAAGAGTCTGGCGCGGCTGGCTGGTGGTGCAGAAGTGGCGCAACGTCCGGCGAACTATAGCGGACAAGCTCCCGTGCCCTCGACAAACACAGAGGCAGAAGAAGTGCTGGCGCTCCCGACGATGAACTTTTCCAAAACGGAGAAAGCGGCGTAATTCGGTCAACTCAAAGAAAAATACAATATGAATGCAGCTGGCAGACCTTCAAAGATTCACCTCATCGGCGATGGTCGTTATGAGGAAGCGACCGCCGCGGGGATTATCAAGCCGGGACACTTAATCAAAATCTCTTCGGCGGGGATTATCATCCCTCCG